TTAAATTCAGTAAAAAGAAATTTACCTGAACTACGATTAGATTCTGCTTCTGATGAAGCATTAATGTTAAATGATTTTCACGTAGAAGCTATTCGAGTATTAAATGATCCAGCTTCTTGGAACTTATCACCAAATGCCATAAGCTCTGGACAAAGAGAATTGGCGGAGCAGTTTTCTTCTGCATATGCATTAGCGAATGACTTTTTCTTTAAGAATGCTGATACTATAAAAGGCAGAAGTTCTATGCTGTTAAAACAAACTGATCCAAACATAGATATCGCAGGAGCACCAAATGTTCCTGGATTATTATTTGCGGATCAAATGGCAAAAATATTTTTAAATGACAACACCCTTCTTTCACCAATGGCGCTTAAAGAAATGAGAAAAGCAGTTGGTGATGATGCTTTCTTTGCAGCATCAAGAACATTTTTTGATGATATTATAAAAAACAACACGGAGTTTGTCTCAGGAAAGATACGAGTGCCAACAGAAGCAGCGAGTATATGGCAACGAACAAAAGCAAAAATAACAGGAAAACCAATTCGACAAAAATTTCAAACAATAGAATACAATATACCTGTTATGGACGTTAAAAAAATTAAAGAAGGTTTTGGACTGGGTGATATTAACAGAAGAAAAGGTATAGAAGAAATATTTGATGCCAAAGGATATGATGGAAAACAAATGTTAGGTAAACTTGATGAGTTATTTGAGTTAACAGAAAGAGTTATGGTGCCTAACTTTGGTGATGTATCCTCATTCGTTAAACGTCGTGGTTTCCTAGGTGGTATAGGTTCAATTGCAAACTTGTTTACAGGTGGTGCATTATTAGCCGATCCTATTTCATCTGCTGGTCTTATGTTAATGGGTAGATTTGGTATGACATCTTTAGCTGATCCAAGATTTTTGGAAGGTATGACAAGAGTCATGGATCCTACTCTTGGAGATGTATCTAGAAAAGCAGCGTTGGTAACGTTAGGTAGATCAGTTTTTGATCCTGAAAGAGCAGTTGAAGAAGGATATGATATTAATGAAATCGGAGACATTATAGAATTACTTACACTTGGAAGTATGGAACAATCTCCTGCTTACAATACAAGAGGACAAGAGAAAGAACAAGCAGCAGCATCGGCAAGAGCAGGAGCTGGTGTACCGATAGAAGAAGTACAAGTTGCTAAAGATCCTTTCTTGAAGCCAATGGAAATACCGCAAGTAGAAATGCCAGATATGTCAGTGGCAAAAGCACCAACACAATTAAATCAAGATCAAAAAGTTGCTATGGCAACAGGAGACCTCGATGCAGCAATCGCACTCCGCGGCTCAGGGAACAAGGGTCTTGGTAGTTTAAGAGGGGCAGTATAATGCCACACGGAGGTTATCATGGAACAGTCAAGATAGGTAATACAACCGTTCAACAATCAAGTAGACCAGATGGCAGAGGTGGACAAACTGGAGGCGGACAATATAGAGCTAAAGGTTATAACAATAAACCGAAGAAAAAAGATCTGGACATAATTAATGAACAAAGAAATAGATTAAATCAAATAAAAAATACTGCTAATATTGATAACAGGTCAAAGTTTTTAGCCAGTCAAACACCTAAAACAATGATAGCCGATGCGCAACAAAGACGTATTCAAGACGCAAACAGGCGAAGATTAGAAGAAAGACTAAAAACTGGTAAAAGTGTAGCTAGATCAGAGTTTACAGGAAACTACGGCGATGGTTTTCTTGGCCTAAACATAGGAGCTACTCAGACAGGAAGACCTAAAATAAGAGAAGGCATGGCTAGTGATGAGTACGCTAAATATATGAGTGGGTTATATGGCATCGCACCACAAAGAATGGAAGGATTATTTCCTTTTTCTAGTGGAAAAACAATGAGAAATCTTTCAAGATTTATGCCAGGATTAGGAACACTACAAACAATAGCAGGTAATGTTTTTGGAAAAACAAAATCATTTATGGGAGACAAGTTATCTGGAATAATGAATACTGACGTTGGAAGAGATTTAGCAGCAGCTCCTGGTGGTTTTACAAATGATCTATTAACAATGCTTGGTTTAAATAAAAATAAAAAAGAAGGAGCAACAACGGAAACAGAAACAAAAGTTTTAGATGCTTATCAAGATGGTTCAATTACACCAGGAAGAATAGAACAAATGGCTCCAGGTGTCATCGATGACATTAATATATTTGAAGGCAAAAGCATCGATCCTACACGACAAATAATGGACATGGAAACATTAGTTAAAAAAGCTGAAGGAACAGGACTAGCTTCTTTAATTGAAAATAATAAAATTAATCCTGTTAGAAAAGATAAACCACCAATGCCTAAATCAAAATCAATGAGCGCGTATGAACAAGCAGTGGCAGAGTACATGAACACTTACGGTCCAGGTAGTGATCTTTTTCAAAAAGAACAAAATATATTTGATGAGTTTGGCGGTGCTGATCTTACAGATTTTAAAGGAAAAAGTTACGATCAGTTAGATCCGAGCGACAGAGAATATATAAGAAGAATTATTCAAATATCAGGAGGAAGTCTTCCTTACGGTTACTCAGCAGAAATGCCTCTTAATATATTGAATAGATTTGGTACAGACGGTGGAACTGATTTTGGTATGTTCCAAGACTCTCCTTTTAGAACGGACAACATACCTGCAGACGCTTTTAGTGGTGCTAGATCGTCTCTTATACCACAAGCTGCAAGTATTATACCACAATCTTTTAAAGATGGAGGTAGCCCTGAAAACTATGACGTGTTAAAATCAATCAACGATACAATGCATGGATAAGATGAAAGATTTAACTTTTAGAGACGCAGTTTGGTTAGCACTCATTATTTTTGGTGCTGGTGCTTCTTATATGATGCTATCATCAAGGCTAGAGGCTGTTGAACAAAAAGCAAACACACTAGAAGAAATAGTCCTAAAAGAAATACCAGAAATGAATGAACGATTAGTACGCCTTGAAACAAAAATGGATTTGCTTTTAAAAACACAATCCGCTTCACTCAAATAATATTTTCTTTGGGTCTTCACCCATCACTTGACTAGCTAAATCTATTTTAGCGTTTAATGCTTTAACAATCTTTTCATCTATCGTATGATCTGTTATTAAGTCTACGTATGTCACTTTCGATGTTTGCCCTATTCTATGCGCTCGGTCTTCTGATTGTAATCGTACTTCTAATGAGTAATCGTTAGAGTAATACACAACAGTGTGAGAAGAAGTAAGAGTAAGGCCATAACCTCCTGTCTTGGGATTTCCCACAAAAAATCTAAGATTGTCTTCAGGATCCATAAACCTGTCAACAATAGACTGACGTATGCTATCTTTAGTATCCCCGTAATATGTTGCCACAGTATCTTTACCATATTTTTCTCCTAATGTTTTTTCTATCTCCTGTATGTCATAACGGTACACGGCCCAGATAATAACCTTACCATCTGTTTCCTCTAGTACCTCTAGTAGTTCTTTTATGCGATTACTTTTAATTGGTTTTAGTTCTCCGTCGTCTGTTTTCACATGACCACAAATAATTTGATGTAATCGTATCATTTGTGTCAAAACGGAGGCAGCAGTCATCACATTTTCCTCAAAGAACGTTATTGCCGCTTTTTTCATCTCTGTGTAAGCTTTTACCTGTTCCGCGGTCAATGACACAGAGCGCTTCGTATAAACCTTCTCAGGTAGGTCTAAACAGTCACTTTTTAAGACACGAGTCGAAAAATTCTGCAATTTTTCCTGTAATTCGTCTAATCGTTGGTATTTGACAATGTGTTGAAAAGAATGTGTGCCAACACTACGTTGAACGATCACAGCATACCTTGCACGGAAACTGTAATACGATTGTTGGTCCAACAACCACGGATCAAGGAACTGAACTTGTGAAAACAAATCAAGTGGTGACTTGGTAACAGGTGAACCTGTCATGATACGTCTGTACTTTGCAAGCTCTGCTATCTTAATTATATTTTTTGTACGTGCTGCGGAATGATTTTTTATTGTTGTCGATTCATCAACACACATTAATGTGTTGTTACGTGTTAAAAAACTTTTTGCGAAGTCACGACCACGAACTGTGGATAACGCTTCTATGTTCATAATGAGAACGGTTAAGTCATCAACGCTCACGGACAACTGATCAAGCTCATCCTTTTCTTTTTTCTTTGGTGATGCAGACCAAACACCTACGCGATAATTTATATGATCAGATAAATGTATACCTAATTCGTTGCGCCAGTTACGTTTTATACCATTTGGTACAACAATAAGTGCAGCGTTTATCTTGCCTTTATCATACAAAATAGCGATATTATCAATGCATACCTTTGTTTTACCTGTACCCATCTCCATGAATAAGGCCCAAACTTCTTTGTTCCAACTCTCTGTCAATGCATCTAATTGATGTTGAAAAGGTTTTGTTTTAAATCTGTATTCCATAATAATCCATTTATTTCTTTCTAAGAATGATATATACTACTTGCATTATAAAAATACAAGTGTAAAGAAGTGGGATAGAAAGTATGATTGATACATATAAAAAAGAAAAAACAGAAGGTAAACCAACTGTATTTTTAGTACAAGAAAATCCTTACATCAGTGTGTTAAGTGCAGCTGATTATGGCGAGATTGTGGTATTGTTTGAAAGTGGTCAACAAATTATGTTTAGTCCACAGCCTGCAATACGTAAGTTAAAAAGAAAACTAAAAGATTTTAATGATGATGATTATTTATTGATGATGGGCGATCCTGCAGCGATGGGTATTGCTTGTTGTATTGCCGCTGAAATGAACAGAGGTAAATTCAATATCTTAAAGTGGGATAAGAAAGCACAGCGCTATTATCCTGTAAGTGTTAACCTAAATGAGAAAGGCGAAATAGATGAGCAAGATAAACTTTGAAGAAGATGTTGCTAATATAGATCAAACAGGATTAGAGTCTGTTGCAGAATTATTGCGTAAGCAATTGCAAATGGAATCTGAGATTGAGGATACAGAAGCAGCATTAAAAGATTTAAAAGAACAACACAGAAAATTATCTGGTGAGGTTATACCAGGTAAAATGCAAGAATTAGGAATGACATCAACCACTATGATGGATGGTTCTAAAGTAGATGTGGTAGAGGATATTTATGTATCAATACCCAAAGATGCTGATAAATCTAAGGCTTGTTATGAATGGTTAGAAGACAATGGCTTGGGTGATATAATTAAAAACCAAGTAGGTATAAGTTTCGGTAAGGGAGAAGGAAACATGGCTAAACATCTTGAAGAAGAGATAAAAAACATGGGTCTTATTCCTGAAGTAAAAGTTTCAGTGCATCCTTCGACACTGAAAGCTACTATTAAAAAGTGGCATGAAGAAGGGAAATCTGTCCCAGACAATACGTTTAGTTTGTTTATCGGACAGAAGACAAAAATAACCAAGAAAAAATAAGGAGTAAATATGGCAAACGCTGTAAAGACTAAAGAAGCAGGAAACGTTGTTGCATTTGATCCTAGCATGTTTGAGGCAGACGCTAATCAAGGGCTAGGGCAACTAGGCATGGATGATCTTGCAATTCCTTTTCTTCGTATTCTGAGTGATACGTCACCACAGATTAAGAAGAGAGATCCTCAATACATTGAGGGAGCGGAAAGTGGAATGATCTACAATACGCTGACAAAAGAAATATTTGACGGAACAAAAGGTGTGGATGTTATTCCATGCTCTTACCAACGTCAATATATTGAATGGCAAGATAGAGGCAAGGGCACTGGTGCTCCTGTCAATATCTATTCTGGTGACAGTGATATACTGTCAAAAACTCAACGAGATGATCAACGTAAAGATAGATTATCAAATGGTAATTATATTGAAGATACGGCTAATCATTTTTGTTTGATTAAAAGCGATAATGGGGTTTGGTCACAAGCTCTTATCGCAATGAAAAGCACACAAAGAAAAAAATCTAAAAGATGGAACTCTTTGATGCTTGGCTTAAAGTTAAAAGGTTCGAAGGGGTTATTTACACCGCCTTCATACTCTCACATTTACTCGTTGAAAACGATTGCAGAATCAAATGATTTGGGTGAATGGTTTGGTTGGGACGTCTCTAGAGTCGGTCCAATCGAAGATGCTGACTTGTATTCACAAGCAAAAGCTTTCTCCGCGTCTGTAGATGCTGGTGAAGTAAAAGTTAAGCATGAAGACGAAAGTGTTGACAACGCGACTTCTGACGCGTACTAGACACTTAGTTAACACCGAGGGAGCATCATTTTTCCTCCTACAAAAAATACTGCTCCCTCAACTATGTATGAGAATTTATGGAAGAGAGACAAAAATTTATTGAGATATTTTCTGGGCTAACTAGAGCGTACGGCCAAACAGAAAGCCGATCTAAAAATCAAAATGGCAAGATAGAAGCCAAATCTTGGATAGAAAAACAAGAACTTACAGAATTACAATGGAATAATCACTTAGATGGTAAAGAACCATCCCTTGGTATTATACCAATTAGAGACGATAATACGTGTCGATGGGGAGCTATAGACATAGATACCTACGATGGATTCGATCATAAAAAATTAATCACCCAAATACTTGATAAGAAATTGCCGTTGGTTGTATGTAAATCAAAAAGCGGCGGTGCTCATGTATTTTTATTTGTAAATGAGCCATGCACTGCAAGAGATATGCAAATAAAATTAACAGAGATAGCTGCATGGTTAGGCTACGGTGAGAGTGAGATATTTCCAAAACAAATTGAACTGAACTCAAAAGGTACAGGTAACTTTTTAAACTTGCCGTATAACCACCCAGAGTATCCGACAAGATATGCGTTAGATGATGAAGGTAATGCATTGATTGAATTGGGTATGTTTATAAAGCATTATGAAAGTAAAGTCGTATCGAATCTCGGCATGGTTATTATTGATAAACCTGTTACCGAAAAATCAAATGATGATTTTAAAGGCGCTCCTCCGTGTCTCATTACCTTGGCATCACAGGGCTTTGCTGAAGGCTCACGCAATCAATGTTTATTTCAGTTAGGTATTTATTTACGACAACGTTTTCCTGATCAATTAGAACAAAAACTAGATCAGTATAATACAAAATATTTTAATCCACCTCTGCCTAGTAGAGAAGTACTGACAATATTTAAACAGGTAGAAGATAAAAAATATTTTTATAGGTGTGATGAACCAACATTTAAATCAGTATGTGAAAAGATTCGATGTCAATCACAGAAGTTTGGTATTGGTAATTCTGCGTCTAATGACATTACGAGTTTAAAGAAGTGGGTGTCTGATAATCCAATGTATGAAGTAACACATAACGGTAAAGTTATTATCTTATCACTTGATCAATTAGCAACGCACGGTGAATATAGAAAACAATGTATAGCGCAAGCGAATGAAAGCCCACGGCCCATCGCCCCTGCAATATGGGCAGATACTGTAGATGCTTTGCTTAAAAATATGGGTGAAGGTGATTACATACATTTACCTGGCGAAGTCACCGCAAAAGGTCAATTCTTAGATCAATTAAAAATATTCTTAGAAAATAATGGTGGTGCAAAAGATAGACAGGATGTCCTTACAGGCATGGTCTATGAACATAAAGATTATTTATTCTTTAAACCACAATCGTTCAGAGATTTTTTAAAGACAAAAAGATTTAATAAAATGTCTGACTCACATATGTTTAAAGTATTTTCTGAGTTTAGTGGTAATTCTGCAAAGCTTCGTGTTGGCACAAAGTCGGAGCATGTATGGAAGATACCATCAAATATAATTGAAACAGAATATAAATTAAAAGACAAAGACTTTACGGAAGAAGATCCATATTAATATGCAGTTAGAATTATTTAAAAATGAAACGCTCAGCGAATACTATAAAATCGATAAGATTGACGTTGTTGACATATATGATCCTGCAAAACAATATTATCCTTTATTAAATCAAATACAAAGAGGGGATTATTTTCTTTATAAAACAGGCTATACACATCCTGCTCTTTATCTTTACGGAGATGTTTTTCCTTCTTTATATAGTAATTTAACAAAAAGATTTGTTCAGCCTCATATTAGAAAAGATGAATATGTTCATTATGGATTTACTTGTTCTGTCACAAAAAAATTACATTATCATTTAATGCATAGGTTAGTGGGTTGCGCTTTTATTGTAAACGACAACCCTTCTATAAAAAAAATAATAAATCATAAAAACAATCAAAACCATGATTTTAGAATAAGTAATTTAGAATGGGCTTCCTATAAAGAAAATGTATCAACTCAAAATGTTAATAAAGGAAACAGAATTTTAATTAGAAATAAATTACGTGAAAGACACGAGATAGAAATGAAGAAGGAACAAGATGCGTAGAAATATAGTTATAGGACCACCAGGCACAGGTAAAACAACCTTTCTAAAAAAGAAAGTAGATAGATTAATTAATGAAGGTCACTGTCGTCCTGATGAAATCGGATACTTTAGTTTTACCGTTAAAGCGGCAGAAGAAATACGTGATAGAGTTAATACTATTAAGTGGAGTGAAGATGAATTGAAGAAAATGTATCCATACTTTTGTACGTTGCACTCGCTTGCGTATAAGCGTCTACAGCTGCAGGGAACGGACATCATGGATGAACAGGACTATGAAGAACTTTCACGGATCACGGGCCGTCTCTTTGTTAATAAAATGAAAAAAGGAAACGGTGTTGACATCTCTATGCCAACAGCAAAGAGTGAATACCAAGACATTATTAATTTAGCATACGCAAAGTATCCTGATAAAGAAGATAGATTACGACGCGTGTTTCAAACAGTAAAGCTCAATGACTACGGCGCACGGAACACGATTGAACAAATGGATTTAGATTTAAAAAACTTTAAACGTGATAGACAAAAATTAGAATACGTTGATTACTTTAATCGTTTTTTAGAAAAAAGAAATCCACCGCAATTAAAATATTTATTTGTTGATGAAGCACAAGATCTATCTGCTCATCAATGGAAAGTAATAAATATGATAGAAGAAGTAGCACAACCAATTGAAACATATGTTGCTGGTGATGATGATCAAGCTATCTTTCGTTGGGCTGGTGCAGACATTGAACATTTTATTGATATGGCGATGGATCCAACAAACAATGTTATTCCGTTAAAACAATCGTATCGTATACCAAAGAGTGTGCACATTATTGCCACAAAATTAGCACAGCGTATTTCAAAAAGAATTGATAAAACGTACAATCCACGAGAGGAAGAAGGAGAGGTAAAATTCTTAAATATCAGACCTTTAAACCAAGGTATTGCTGAGGGTGAATGGTTAATCTTGTGTCGCACACATGAGATTGTAAAGCAAGTTTGTGAATCTTTAGAGATGTATGGTTGGTTGTATAAACGTTATGGTCAGTCTGTTATTAATTTAAAATACATAGAAGCTATCAAAGCGTGGACACGTTTACAAAACGGACATAAAGTTTCAGGACAACAATGTGATACGTTATATCAATTTATGGATAGCACACGTATTAAAAGAAACTATGGTACGTTTAAAGGTGAGATAAGTGGTATTTATTCTTTAGAAACACTTATCAAAGAGTTTGGACTTCGTGAAAAAATTAAAGACATGGACGTTCATGATATGAAATGGTATGATATATTAAATGCGAAAGGATTTAGAAAGAGAATAAATTATCTCAGAGCGATTATGCGCGAAGGAAATAAATTAGATGATACACCACGTATCGAAGTATCTACCATACACGCAAGTAAAGGCGGCGAAAGAGATAATGTTATGTTGTTAACGGATTTATCATACGGACCATATAGTTCGATGAAAGATTCACGACAAGGAATGGATGATGAAACCCGCGTTTTTTATGTTGGGGCGACAAGAGCTAAAGAACAACTAGTCGTGGTCCACCGAACAGAAGGTCAGTTTGAATTTGAATCAATATTTATACAACAAGGTAATACATATGATATCTCAGAAAATATTAGAAGAGGCTAAAACTCTTGTTGGTGGTGATCGCCAAGAAGACTACGGTGACAAATTAATAAATCATCAAAACATTGCAAATTTATGGAGTGCTTATTTAGATACAAAAGTTACAGCACATGATGTTGCGATATGTATGGGTTTGGTAAAGATTGCCAGATTAAAACACGCACATAAAAAAGATAGCTATGTTGATTTAGCTGCTTACGCTGCGATAGCTGGAGAAATAGATGAAAGAACAACCTAATTGGTTTCCTAAAGTACACCGCATGCCCAGTGAATGGGTCATGCCTGATCATTTTCCTGACCTATCTGGTTATGACGAGATAGCTATTGACTTAGAAACACGCGATCCTGGTATCAAAGATACAGGGCCAGGGTATATTCGTAAGAACGGAGAAGTCGTCGGTATTGCTGTTGCGGTAGAAGGGTGGTGCGGATACTATCCCATTGCTCACGACACACCGCCCAACATGGATAAAGAAATTGTTACACGTTGGATTAAAAAACAATGCTCATACGAAGATAAAAACTACATATTTCATAATGCTTTTTATGATGTAGGCTGGTTAAAAGCAATGGGTGTTGACATCAAAGGAAAAATAATTGATACTCTTATTGCGGCACCTCTCGTAGATGAAAATAGGTTTCGTTTCGATCTAAACTCATTAAGTAAAGATTATCTACAAGAGTCGAAATCGGAAACCCAACTCTATGAGGCTGCCAAAATGTGGGGTCTAGATCCGAAAGGAGAGCTATGGAAGCTTCCAGCCTCACATGTCGGAGAATATGCAGAGCAAGATGCTGCTGTAACGTTAAAACTGTGGCATCACTTACGCGCAGAAATACAAAAACAAAATCTTATTAATATCTTTGAGTTGGAAACAGATTTGTTTCCTGTTTTATTTAAGATGAAACAAAAAGGTGTTAGAGTTGATTTGGATAAAGCGGAGGGTATAAAAAATGATTTACAAAAACAAGAGAATAAACTTCTCGGATCCATTAAAAAACTTTCTGGAGTGGACGTCGAAGTCTGGGCTGCCACCAGTGTGGCAAAGGCGTTTGATAAACTTTCATTGCCGTATGATCGTACTCCAACAGGACAACCAAAGTTTGACAAGAACTTTCTTGCGACACATGATTCCCCTCTCGCTCAAATGGTTGTGGAATGTCGTGAGATCAATAAAGCGCGAACCACGTTCATTGAAAGTATCACCAAGCATTCGTACCGAGGCAGGATACATGCTGAAATACACCAGATGCGATCCGACCAAGGAGGAACGGTAACAGGAAGATTTAGTTACTCGAATCCTAATTTACAGCAAATACCAGCACGGCACGGGATTCTCGGCCCACTGATCAGAAGCATATTTGTTCCTGAGAAAGATTGTGAGTGGGGTATCTTTGATTACTCGCAACAAGAACCACGGCTCGTCGTTCATTACGCAAGCCTACGGCATTTTACAGGTGCGGGCAAGTTTGTAGATTCGTATCAGGAAGATCAAACGACGGATTTTCATACAATGGTATCCGATATGGCTGATATACCTCGTAAGCAGGCTAAAACGATTAATTTAGGGCTATTTTATGGTATGGGTAAAGGTAAGCTGATGTCACAGCTCGGTGTTAATTTAGATACAGCAAGTGAACTTCTTGCCGCCTACAACGAACGTGTCCCTTTTGTTAAACAATTAATGAATGATACGATGAATAAAGCAGGCAAAAAAGGTTATCTCTCTACGTTAGAAGGTAGACGTTGCCGATTTGATTTGTGGGAGCCTACAAATGAATGGGGTCAGAAAGCACTACCCTTGGAACAAGCTCGACAACAATATGGTGAACATATGATTAAACGTGCATGGACCTACAAAGCACTCAATAGATTAATACAAGGCTCTGCGGCTGATCAAACAAAGAAAGCTATGCTAGAGTTAGATAAAGAAGGATATTTAGCCCATATACAAGTACATGATGAACTTGACTTTTCTGTTGCAAGCGACGCAGATAAAGCTAAGATTAAAGACATTATGGAAAACTGTGTTGAATTAG